CAGATGAGTAATAAGTTTTATAGAGATGAAAAGCAAATGGTTGCAGGATTTTCTACAACATCTAAAACTCGTCCTCTTATCATATCAGCATTAGATACATATATGACCGATAAGGATATCCTAATTCGTTCACAGAGACTCATAGATGAGTTATTTACATTTATTTGGAATGGTGGTAGGGCTGAAGCTATGAAGGGTTACAATGATGACCTTACGATGGCATTGGCAATTGGACTTTGGGTTCGTAATACCGCACTCCGTTTAAGACAAGAAGGAATTGATTTAACTAAGAGTATGTTAAACGCTTCTCAGATAAATCAGTACGAAGGATTTGTATCAACCGGCTATTTAAGTAAGAACCCATATGAAATGGAATTAGGTAAAGGACAGGTTGAAAACTTAACTTGGTTGCTAAAGTAATTTTTTTATATTTATATATTGAAACTAGTCTAAATGAACGAAGACTTAAATAAATGGTTTAAAGAAAAGTGGGTAAACATCGGAAAAAAGGTCGATGGTAAACACCCACCATGTGGTACTTCGGGAGAAAAGAAAGGTTATGCAAAATGTGTTCCTGCAGCAAAAGCAGCCGGAATGAGTAAAAAAGAAAAAGAAAGTGCAACTCGTAGAAAAAGAGATGCACAAAATGATGCAGGAAGAGGTGGTAAAGATAGTAGTGGGCAAGGTAAAAAACCAATATATGTTTCAACAAAACCAAAAAATGAAACTATGAACATAGAAGAAAGACTAAATTTATTTTTAGAAAAAAATTGCCCAACCGACCCGGCTAAATGGTCTGCATCTAAATCGGCAGCAAAATCTAAATTTGATGTATATCCATCAGCATACGCAAATGGATGGGCTGCAAAAAATTACAAAGGTAAAGGTGGAGGATGGAAAACTTGTAATGAGGGAGAAGCTAACGCATTATGTGAAGATTGTTGGGATGGGTATAAGCAAGTTGGTGGTAAAATGAAAAATGGTAAGATGGTGCCAAATTGCGTTCCTGTAAGCGAAGATATTAATAGTGATGATGATGTAAATTACGGATACGTTGAACCAGAAGAATATGATGTAGAGGATGAGGATATGGTAGATTTTATTGGCTTTATGAGAACATATTCTAAAGATTTAAGTGAAGCAAATTGCAATTGTGTTTATGAAGCAGAGTATCAGGGTAGAAGTGTTCAATTGGGTAAACCAATGCAAGGTGATGTAAAGAAATTCAAAGTATATGTTAAGAATCCAGCTGGTAATGTTGTTAAGGTAAACTTCGGCCAAAAAGGAATGAAAATAAGAAAATCAAATCCAAAAGCAAGAAAATCTTTTAGAGCAAGAATGAATTGTGATAGTCCAGGACCAAGACACAAAGCAAATTATTGGAGCTGCAGGAAATGGTAATTTGGTAAATCCAAAAAATTTCCGTATCTTTATAAAAATATAAAAAAAAAATGGCAGCAGATAAATCAATATTAGGTAGGTTACAAAAATTATTTTCAACAAATACCATAGTTCGTAAAACAGCAGATGGGGTTAAGGTCATTGATACCGATGAGTATCAGAATATGACTACTAACTTAGTAGACCGTTTTATGAAATTAAAGGTTACTAATTATGGTACAGGCCAATTAGAATCATCGATGGCATATCAGCAAGTTAGAATTGACTTGTTTAGAGATTACGATTCAATGGATACCGACCCGATTTTAGCATCAGCATTAGATGTATACGCAGATGAGTGTACGGCTAGAAATGAAATGGGTAATGTATTAAAAATCCACCACGAAGATGATAACATCAAACAAATTTTAGAAAATCTTTTTTATGATATTCTTAATGTAGAATTCAACTTATGGCCTTGGACAAGAAACTTGGTTAAATATGGTGATTTCTTTTTACAATTAGAAATAGCAGCAGAAGAAGGTATTGGTATTGTAAACGTAATGCCATTATCAACCTATGAGGTTAGTAGAGTAGAGGGATTTGATATGGAGAATCCTCAAAGAGTTAAATTCGTTTATGCGCCATACCAAAATCCATTAGGAGCATATGGTATGAGCCCAAAGAAGGAATTTGAAAACTATGAGATGGCTCACTTCCGTTTAAATTCAGATTCAAACTTTTTACCTTACGGAAAATCTATGATTGAAGGTGGTAGACGAGTATGGAAACAATTAATGTTGATGGAAGACGCAATGTTAATCCATAGAGTAATGAGAGCTCCTGAAAAGAGAATTTTCAAAGTAGATGTTGGTAACATCCCACCAAATGAAGTGGATAACTACATGCAGAAGATTATAAACTCATCTAAAAAAGTTCCTTTCGTTGATGAAAGAACGGGTGATTATAACTTAAAGTACAATATGCAAAACCTTATTGAAGATTATTATATGCCAGTTCGTGGTAGTGATAATGGTACTTCAATTGATACGTTAAAAGGTTTAGAATATAATATGATTGATGACATCAATTACTTAAAAGGTAAAATGATGGCAGCATTGAAAATTCCAAAAGCATATTTAGGATACGAAGAAGATACCAATGGTAAAGCAACATTGGCAGCAATGGATATCCGTTTTGCAAAAACAATTGAAAGAGTACAAAGAGTATTAATTTCAGAATTAACTAAAATCGCAATTATTCACTTATATGCACAGGGTATAGATGATGATAGATTAACTAATTTTACATTAGAATTAACTATTCCATCTAAAATCTATGAGCAAGAGCAAGTTGAACTATATACTTCAAAGGTAGCTCTAATTCAACAAATGCAACAAACAAAGATGTTCTCTAAAGAATGGATGTATGAGGCAGTAATGAAGATGGCTAAAGATGAGCAAGATGAATTAACATTGCAAGTATTAGATGATACCAAACAAACATTCCGTTTAACATCAATCGAAACACAAGGTGTAGACCCTGCTAAAGAAACAGGAACCGAAGGACCAACGAATGTAGAAGAAGAATTGAATAGATTGAAAACGGAATTAGAGGAAGAAGGGCAAGTTGGTAGACCAAAAGACCCGGTTAGATATGGTAAGGATGACCACCCAGAGGGCAGAGACCCATTAGGTATTAAGACCCTTAAACAAAAAGAAGGTTCGGTAAAATACAAACCAAGAACGAATTACCAAGAGATATTTAAGGATATGAAAGGTGGTAAAAAGAGAATTTTGACAGAAGATATAAATAAAAAGTAGGAAACCAATAGAAAAATATATTTATATCTGATAAATCATACAATTTGATGAAAAAAATAAAACATTCGAAATTTAAAAACACTGGGTTTATATTTGAATTATTAGTAAGACAGATTACATCAGAAATCATGTCTACAAATAAATCAGTAGCCGAGCGTATTTTAAAAGAACATTTTAATTCTAAAAAAGAACTTTCAAAAGAATTAAAATTATACCAATATTTAATTAACGAAAAATATAATTCAGAATCAAAAGCTGAAAAATTCATAGATACTATATTAGAGGCTCGTAAAAGATTAGATGAAACTAAGCTTACAAGAGAAAAATATAATCTTATAAAAGAAATTAAAGATACTTACAATTTGGAAGAATTTATTAAATCTCCAATTTCTAATTATAAAACATTAGCATCTATATATAAAATATTTGAAGTAGCTAGTACGGATGAACAATACGACCCAACTGATATTGTAAGTTCTCGTTTTACAATAACTGAAAGCATTATAAATTCTTCTATTCAAAATAAAGATATAAAGCTGAAAGATTTAGTAATGGAAGAATATAAGAAGCAAGATGAAGATTTAAGAGCTGTTTCTTATAAATTATTAGTTGAATCATTTAATAACAAATATAAAAATCTTACCAATGAACAAAAAGGATTATTAAGAGAGTATATAAATAATATTAATAATACTGGTAAGTTAAATGAATATGTTTCGAATGAAATTACTAAATTAATCAATGGATTAAAAGAAGTAGGTTCTAAAATAACTGATAAAGTAACTCAAATTAAATTAGCAGAAACTATCGCTAATGTAAGAAAAGTTAAATCGGTTAAAAAAATCAAAGAGCAACACTTATCAGCATTAATGATGACTTATGAGTTATTAAGTGAATTAAAACAATCGATAAAAAAATAAAAAATGGTAAATTATAGAGCATTTAATGCAAAATTAGTAACATCTGGTTCTGCTACATTGATAGATAGAGTTTGGGGTATAATGCCTGTAACTGGTGTAACAGGCACAGTTACATTGGAAGGTAATACAACTATTTCATTAGCACATTTGACAGCAGGAGAACCTTTTCCTTGCTATGTTAAAAGTATAACAGTAACCAATGGTGGTTCTGTTTATGTATTAGCTTAAAATTAAACATATAATCAAATGCCAGAAACATTAAAAACAGAACAACTTAATAAAATAAGAGAAATTGTTCGTAAGATGGTGAGAGAAAGAATGATTGATGAGATGAATACCACTGGCAATGTACAAGGGTATAATACACCTTTTGCATTTAGTGGTAAAGATGGTGAAAAGAAAAAAGCTAAAAAACAAGCAGACCTTACAGGATACACACCAGTTAATGAAAATAGATGGTTGGCATTAAAACAAGATGAATCAACCGCACAAGCTAAAATTGGTAGAGGTATATCTAATATCAATAAACAATTAAAAGAAATGGAAAGATTTCTTAATTGGTATGGTAAGATTAAGAACGAAAGTGGTGTAGATAATAAATCTTATTGGAAAAGGACAAATAGTCATATTTATAGTATACAAGAGAGATTATTAAAACTAGACCAGAAAATTAGACAAATATCAGAATAATGAAACATACAGAACTAAAAGAACTTATCCGCCAAATAGTAAAAGAAGAAAGCGATTACCAACAATTATTCAAACATATGTTGGATAGAACGGGTAAATCTATTCCTGATATGACAGATGCGGAAAAAGTTAAATTTTTTACTGCAGTAGATAAAGCAAGTAAAGCAAAATCCGAAGGTAGATTGAAAGGATATAACGAAGCTGAATTAACTGCGGGTCAAAAGAAAATTGATACCGATGGCGATGGTGAGATTGAAGGTTCGGATTTAGCGGCATTAAGAGCTAAAAACGAAGTGGTAAAAAAAAAAAGGTAGATGAAAATCTAGCAATTGGAATACTAACAACTTTGGGTGGTATTATAGTTGGTAAGATTATGTTCTATTATATGATAGATTTGGTTGAAAAAGGAATGAAATATTTTACAGCTAATAAAGATTATAAAGAACCGGTAAAAAACATATTAAATAAATTATCTAATGATAATAGTTTCATAGATAGAGTAACCAATATGATTGATACCAAAAGAGGAATTGATAGTACAATGGCTGATGGAATAGTTAAGTTACCAATTGTTCAGAATTTAATTTCTAAAAATATTGGTGATTTGGATAAGACAGAAATGGAAAATCAAATAAAAACTATATTTTTAAAGTCTTGGTCAGATAAAGCAAATATTGATAAGGCAATAGAAAAAGTTAAAAAAGATATAAAATAAAATGAGTAAAGGATTATTGATAGAAACGCATTTGTTCGAAGCAAAACTTCAACAAGAAGAAAATGGAACTTACTTAGTTAAGGGAATCCTACAAAGAGCAGGTGCTCCAAATCAAAATCATAGAAGATATCCTAAAGGAATATTGGAAAGAGAATGTAAAAAATACGAACAACTCATTAAAGAAAGAAGAGCATTGGGTGAATTAGACCATCCGGATTCTCCCGTTATCAATCTAAAGAATGTTTCTCATAATATTAGAGAAATTTATTGGGAAGGTGATGATGTTTGTGGTGTAGTAGAAATTCTTTCAACTCCATCTGGAAATATCTTAAAAGAATTATTAAAAAATAATATTCGTTTAGG